AATCAAAAGTAGTGTTCAGCTTAATAAAGCTGAGCCACTACCTCGAGGATTCGACAAGGTTTTTACTGTTTTTAATAAAGACTTTGTTCAAAAAAAACAATATAGATATACAGTGTGGCAAAAGGAAGTGCAAAGATTGCCAGCTGTGCTACTCTAAAAACGATATAATTTATGTAAACGAGCTTTTAAAATAATAAAATAGTTGACGATAGACTATAGTTGATTTACTATAGCTATAGTCTATCGTCAAAAAGAGGGAGGGGTAAAATGCGTTTATTATGGGCTTTGGTGGGGATCCCCGTTCTTATTAGTCTGTTAATTCTGTTTGGCGCGGGTCTGACACAGAGCAAACCTGTAGAAAGAAAGATAAAGGAGGACTAGGTAAATGGGGTTTTTCTAAAAATTTTTAAATATGACTGTTGGATCGAGTGTCCGACAGTCACAAGAGGAAAAAATTTTATAAGCTATTATTATTATAAAGAATTAAAAGAGATGAAGATCTGGATCGGAAAGATCCTAATTGAGATCGCAAAAGAAGGAGGGAGCGGGTGATGGAATTAAAGGAGTTGGAAAGGCTTATGCGATACATAAGGAAAAAAGCTCACCATCTAACGTGCATGAATATGGAGGTTTTCTTCGTGATTGCACAAGCTTCAGATGGTATAACGCAAAGAGAGATCTCGAGGCGTACGGGAATAAACAGTCCGACGCTATCGAGAGTGATAGGGACGCTCAGTAAGTACGGAAGACGCGCAGAATCACTTCATTGGGTAGAGATTAGGGAGAGTGAAGAAGATAGAAGATTTAAAAAATCTTTTTAACAGAAAAAGGGAGAGAAGTTGTGGAGGATATCTTAAGGGAGGTGTTTTAAATGCCGGTAGGCGTCCGTAAAGTCGGTAAGAGATATGAATGGAATGTCTCTTTTAAAGGAAAGAGACGTTACGGACACGCGTCTACTGAAGAGGAAGCAGTCTACGCCAGAGCAGTAGCTCTTAAAAATTTAAAAGAAAATTTAAAAGGAAACAAAGAGGCCAAGCAACAAAAGGTTGCACTATTAGAATTGATCGAGCAATGCTGGAATGGTGCAGGGGGATGGTCTGAATGCCGTAGCTGGCAGACGATCCAAACTAACCTTAATCAAATCAAAGAGTTTTTCGGTAATCCATTTATCGATGAGATAACGGAAAACGATATAGATAATTTTGTTGCTTGGCTTCGAGAAAAAAACAACAGCAGAGCTACAATCAACAGAAAGCTTGCTCTGCTACGAAAGATGATGGGTGTAGCCTACAAGAGAGGCTATATCCAACGAAAGCTGGACATACGACTACACAAAGAAACCCAAGGAAGGGTTAGATACCTCTCAGAAAAAGAAGAAAAAACCCTTCTGGAGCTTGCTATCAGAAGAGGCGAATATGATGTTTATGATGTCATTGTCGTACTTCTTGATACAGGGATAAGATGGGGCGAGCTCTTGAAGCTCACCTCAAAAGATATCGATTGGAATCAAGGAAAGTTTGGGGTCCTTCATATATGGGAAACAAAAACAAACTTTCCGAGAAGCGTCCCAATGACTGAACGGGTAAAGGACATTCTCAAAAAAAGAGCTAAAAAATATAGGGGTAGACTCTTTCCCTACCACCAATTTTGGCTCAGAAGTCGTTGGGTTAAGCTGAAAGAAGAAATGGGACTCAAAGAAGATCATCAATTCGTCCCGCATTGTTTGAGACATACATGTGCTTCGCGTCTCGTCCAGAGGGGAGTCCCATTTGTGGTGGTCAAGGAGTGGTTAGGGCATAAGAGCGAAAGGACTACGCTTAGATATGCCCATATAGCACCAGAGACACTTTACAAAGCAGTGGAGGTGTTGTAGAATACCACAGGCAATCGGACAGAAGTCCGATGTAGTAAAAAATTTGCCACGGCACCACATGTGTTACCACATTTACCACACTATATAACAAGTGGCAAGTAACACGCAAACCCTGATGGGGACTACGCGCGCCGGTAGCTCAACTGGATAGAGCATCGGACTACGGATCTAGAGCTACTGGTTCGCAATTGTCAACTAAACCCCATGGTTACAGGGTAAAAACCTAGGAGCCATGGGGTTGTTTTTTTCGTTCAAGTGATATCACTTGTCATCGGATGACATAGAGAAATGTGGTAGAAATGCGGTGCCGTGGCATAAATCCGAATGCTGAAAAAAGGGGGATTTATGTCATGGTCACGAAAGAATGGGAAAAACAAGTTATGTTAGAAAAAGAAATGCAGGGACTCGGGAAAGAGCGTTACCAGAGTATAGTGAAAAGAGCTCTGGAAAAAACGACAGAAACACGGACGAAATATGGGCAAAGATTGCTCATGTCTGTGGTTGAAAGGGTCGCATTAGCCCTGAGGGAAAAACTGGAAGAGAAAAAGGCGGGGAGAAGCAACATTGCAATAAAGAAATTGAAAGAGCTAGATCCTTTCGTGGTAGCTGTAATCGCTCTTCGCCACGTGATCGATGGTATCTCTGAGCGCCGTATGCTACAGGGTGTAGCGATCCGAATTGGGCAAGCCCTCGAATATGAAGCCAGATTTTCGGCTTTTGCAGAGCAAACACCTGCGAGATATAAGAGAGCTCTTGAAAAAGTACAAAAGAGTTCTCACTTTGGCTATAAAGCTGTGGTTTTAAGACAGCAATCAACGAAAGCAAAAGTTCAGTTTAAGGACTGGGCTAAAACTGAAAAACTGCATGTTGGTATCTTTATGATTGATCTGATCAGTTCTATAGGTGTTATCGAAAAGACGCTATCCCGTCGAGGTAAAAAGGGGGATAAATGCGTCTACTACATTCAACCAACTGAAGAAGTGAGGGAATGGATTACAGAACAAAATGCGAAAGCACCGTTGTTCTCTCCTATATACCTACCTACAGTCATACCACCGAAACCTTATACGAACCCTTGGAGCGGGGGATATCATACGAAATTCATCCCGCCAGTTCGCTTTGTGAAAACAAAAAATAAGCCTTACCTCGAGGAGCTTGAGGATAGATGGGATGAAATGAAGGAAGTAGCAGACTGTGTTAATACACTTCAAAATGTGCCATGGAAAATCAATAAGGCAGTTTTAGAAGTGATGGAAACAGTATGGGACAAAGGCTTAACTGTAGCCGGTGTCTCTGCAAGAGATGACCACCCTCTTCCTCTGTGTCCTGTATGTTTTCAAGCTGTGACAGAGGAAGAAAGAGTAAGTAGTAGTCATAAATGTTTCGAGAGTAATCCTGAAGCTCTCAGGGAATGGAAGATCATGGCTACTGAAGTATATGAAATGAACGCGAAATTGTGGAGTCACCGCTTTAGACTTCAGATGATTCTACACGTAGCAAATAAATTTAAAGATGAAGAAGCTATATATTTTCCTAAACAGCTGGACTTTAGGGGGAGAATTTACGATCTTCCTTTATACCTGAACACCCAAGGATGTGATTTTTCAAAAGGGTTACTCATGTTTGCAGAAGGGAAGCCTGTCAATACTCCTGTTGCCGAAAAATGGTTTATGATCCATGGAGCGAATGTATTCGGCGAAGATAAAGTGAATTTTGAAGCACGTGTCCAATGGGTTTTGTCACATGAAGCCCAGATCATGAAAGTTGCAGAGGAGCCTATGGCTTATCTGTGGTGGACTGAAGCAGATAAACCGTGGGCATTTTTAGCATGGTGTTTTGAATATGCTGAATACAGGAAAGCACAAGCAGAAGGTAGAGAGTTTTTATCTCATATACCTATTGCACAGGACGGGACATGTAACGGTCTCCAACACTTTTCAGCTATGCTTAGGGATGAAGTAGGAGCTTATGCCACAAACTTAATGCCTACTGAAATCCCTCAAGATATTTACAGATTAGTTGCAGACCGCGTAATAGAAATCCTCGAAAGTATCCCTGAAGATTCAGAAGATTATGAGAAAGCTCAGAAGTGGCTTGTTTATGGTATAGACAGATCGCTTACAAAACGTCCTGTGATGATTCTTCCATATGGTGGGACAATGTTTTCTTGCAGGACGTATATAGAAGAACACGTAGAAAAAATGGCACAGAAAGGATCAAAAGAAAGACCGTATGATCTACAGACGAAGCAAAATATGCTGAATTTTCTGACTAAAATAGTATGGGATGCTATAGGCGATATAGTAGTCTCAGCCCGTCAAGCCATGGATTGGCTACAAAGGGTAGCTCGTCTTGCAGGACAGGAAGAACTCCCTATTACATGGACCACACCTACAGGTTTTCCTGTACAACAAGCTTACCCTGATTTTGAACATAGAAAAATTAAAACAAAAATGGGAGAGTCATATGTATATCTGACAGTAAGAGAAGAGAAGGATAGACTTGATATTAACAAACAGGTTACAGGTGTCTCACCGAATTTTGTTCATAGCTTAGATGCGAGCGCCTTAGTGAAAACTATAAATCTAGCGTGTAAAAGGGGGGTTAAAAACTTTGCGGTGATTCATGACTCCTACGCAACACATGCGTGTGACTCACAGCTCTTAGCAGATACTCTCAGAGAAGCTTTTGTAGATATGTATACAAAACATGATCCTATCGAGGAATTTAGGAAAAGTATACAGGCGATGCTTTCACATGAGAGGCGTAGCAAACTGCCGAAGACGCCAGAGAAGGGTAATTTTGACATTACTCAGGTATTGAAGAGCCCCTTTTTCTTTGCGTAATTATCTGACAATTGTAGGAGGATGACATAATGCAGAAATTATCACAAATGTACGAAGAACTATACAAAGAAACAGCAAAAGCTCTGGAGGAAACTGAGAAAAAACTAAAACAAACAGAGCAGAGATGTTTTAGACAACAAGCTGAACTGAGCCTTTTAAAAAAGACAATGAAAAAGACAGAAGCTCGTCTTTATCGTATTGCAGACGGTCTCATTCCGACGGAGAAGATACGGCAGTTTGCATATTACTGCATAAGAGCTCAGAGGATTTTGGGATGAATTAAGTTGCACTATAGCTAAATATCAAAACGCAAATCGAATTAAGTTGCACTATAGCTAAGTATCAAAACAACTAGTGAAGGGGGAGGATAGAAACGAGAGATTTTCTAGGAAAGGATATAAACAGACACGATGTGGTTTTAGTAATCAGAGCGAAGCCGATTATAGGGATAGTAACAGAGATGTTGCCAGAAGCAGAAAGAATTAGAGTAAAAGGATTAGAACAGAAATGTAGGGAGTATGTAGAAACAACAGTAAAAGGAGAGAGGGCATTAGTTCTCTCTCCTTCTGCTTTAGAAGAGACGCAGTATCGTGATCTGCTAAAAATACGTGAAGTCAGAATCAATCTTTTGGAAAAGGGAGGGAAATAATGTCATTTAATCCAATCAATTTTAGCTGGCTCAGACTAACTAACGCTTCGCCTAGAAGAGTTGGCAATGTTGCAATGGCGGTTATAAACGCGCTTCAAGATTACGAGCCTGAAGAACAGATAGCAGGTTTAGTATGTGCTTTTCTAATCGCAACACAGGATTTGGACATGCGTTTCAGCGAGGTGGCTGAGGTCGCCAAAAATATCATGTTTGATGCTGAAGGAAAGCGTCCTGAATTCAAAGCTGTAGAGGCTTATATGAGAGGAGAGTGGTGATGCGAGGATATGTAACTATAACAGGGTTTCTTTACGTCTATAGAAATGGGAAAGCTTGTCCACAATACTGCCCTTTTTCTGAAAAGAATTGCGGGGAGCATTGCCCTTTTTTCTCTTCAAATGACAGAGAAATTTCTTTGAGATGCACACCGCAAAAGATAGCTATTGAGTTAGATAGGAGGGAGTGTGATGCTACGGACACTAGTTAAAATATTATTAATTATATCTTTTATTTCTACTCCAGCATATGGTGAAGAGTTTCATGCTTCACCTGAAGTCTACAAAGGGATAACGTGGATCTTGCAATATAACGGATATATATCTATTACAGAAGCAAAAGAAATAGCTTCAATGATCATAAATGAAGCTAACTACCACGGTGTCCCTGTCAAACTTGCTTTTTCTGTATGTGCGAAAGAATCTCACTTCAATGTACGTGCACGTAGTAAAGCAGGGGCAATAGGACTTTTTCAAGTCATGCCATTATGGATTCCTGTGTTGAGAAAATACGGTTTACATATCCGCTCTCCAGAGGATCTTTATAAACCTGAGATAAATATCCCAGCAGGAATAATCATTCTGAAGACATATTTACGTCAAGCCAAGGATGTAGAAAGAGCTTTGGCTTATTACAATGCAGGTCCTACTCGCTATAAAGCTGGGATGTGTTATGCACGTCATGTTCTACACATTTATACAACACTAGATTAGGAGGTAAATAAATGAAAAAAGTACGCTATACATCGCCTATTGGGATTGCGTTTTTCCCAAAACTGAATTCTCCTGACTTCACTTTTGAAAAAAAGAATGGAGTCTATGAGACAGGACTGATTCTTTCTGCCGAGGATTCCAAACCTTTATTGGATATTTGTAATGAATATCTTGAAATGTTGAAAGAGGAAGTAAAGAAAGACCCTAAGACAGCTAAGAAACAGTTGAAACGTATCAATGATAGTGCAAAGCTCCCGTATCAAGAAGAGACAGATGAAGAGGGAGAACCTACAGGAAATCTTATTTGGGTATTTAGAGCGAATGCTGGAGGGACTGATAAAGAAGGTCGTAAGTGGGAGCGTAAGATCCCTTTGTTCGACGCTAAAGGAAATCCTATAGATCCTAATACAGTTCAGATATGGGGAGGGTCTAAAATACGTGTAAGCTTTAGCCCCTCTTTCTATAACACAGCAATGGCTTTGGGCGTAAAGTTTTACCTTGAAGCTGTTCAGATAATTGAGCTCGCGAATTATGAGCGGGGGGCAGAAACCTTTGGATTCGATACTGTAGATGGCTTCGATGTGTCTGAATATCAACCGAAAGCGACTGCTGATACTGAAGTTAACGAAGATGACGAGGACTTGGAGGAGATCGCGTTAGATATTATCGATGATGAGGAAGAATTCTAGTGAATCAGATAGAGATATTCAGGAGAGCTTCTACACTCTCCAAACACAGAAGTAAATTAGAGGATGTTGTGATAGAAAAGCTGGAGAGGTTAGGGGTTTCATATGTATATGAACCTGCACCTCTTCTATTTTTTATCCCTGAAAGAAAAGCTCTATATATACCAGATCTTATTTTATCGAACGGAATTCTGGTGGAGATCAAAGGTCTGTTCAAAGCTAGTGATAGAAAGAAAACACTACTAGTGAAAGAACTTTATCCTGATTTAGATTTGCGTTTTGTTTTTAAGAACAGCAAAACTAAGATCTCTCCCAAGTCTAAGGTCACATATGGACAATGGGCTAATGATCACGGCTTCCTTTATGCAGATAAAGAAATACCTTCTACATGGCTAGAGGAAGAAGTAAACCATAAAAGTATAGAGACTTTCTTTAAAGCTATTGCAGATACTCAGAAAGGTTTAGAAAACAAACAAAGATTGGAGGAATTTTATAAAAATCATGCCCCGTAAAACGACTAAATATATCATCATACATTGTTCAGCTACACCAGCTCATATGGATGTGGATTGGAAAGACATAGACAGGTGGCACCGCCAAAGAGGTTGGTTAGGTATAGGCTATCACTTTGTAATTCGAAGGAATGGTAGTGTAGAAAAAGGCAGAGATATAGACGCAATAGGAGCTCATGCCAGAGGTTATAACAAAAACAGTATAGGCATATGTCTTGTTGGAGGTGTTGATGAGGACGGAGATCCTGATGACAATTTCACTTACGACCAGTATAGGTCTTTGGAAGTACTTTGTGAAAAGCTGATACAGAAATATCCTAAAGCTAAGATCATTGGACATAATGCTGTAAACCCGCATAAAGCTTGTCCTTGTTTTGATTGGGAAGCTTGGTTAGAAACTTTAGATTTTTACCCGGTTGAAGAAGTATAATAATTTTCTTGAAAAGGATAGTTACATAAACCCCCTTGATGTAGGGAAGGGCACAATGTCCTTCCCTTTTTATTAATTTAATATTAACCCGATTGTTGGGAAAGGAATAGGAGGAGGAGACTATGAGGAAAATGAAGACTAAAAAACACATGATAGTAAAACACTTGTGCGAGGGGAAAGCTATAGATAGAACTGTCGCTCTTATGGTTTATGACGTGAAAAATCTTACTGCTGTGATTGCAAAACTACGACAGGAGGGATACCCAATTAAGACTGCTATACAGTTTTATCCTAATGGCAAGACATTTACTTACTATCATATCTCCTCACATTAGAGGCTGTTAATAATGTCTGAAGTTGTTGAAAGAATATCCTGCCCCGTGTGTTTAAAACAGGGCGGGGATTTCGATGGGGACAATCTAGTTATATATAGTGATGGACATGGATATTGTTTCGCTTGCAATACATATTTTCCAAACCCTAAAAAGGGGAGAGAGGTGAAGCAAAGAAAGACTATGAGTAACCTTATACCACCTGAGAGTTTATCTATTATGGCTATAAAGTCTCGAAAGATTAGTAAGGAGACGGCTGAAAAATATAGATACAAAGTAGGTAAGATCAACGGTAAAAGAGTTCATGTTGCTGATTATTATGACCAACAGGGCAATCTAGTAGCACAACATGTCCGTTTTGTAGATGAGAAAAAGTTTATATGGTTAGGGACTCCAAAGAAATTACAGTTGTTTGGTCAGCAGTTATGGGCTGAAAAGGGAAGAAAACTGATTATAACTGAAGGCGAGCTTGATGCTCTTTCTATCTCCCAAATACAAGGTAATAAATATCCTGTTGTAAGTATACCTTCAGGAGCTTCACATGCTCCGACAGCTATAAAAGACAATATTGAATGGATTGAAAGCTTCGATGAAGTAATTTTCTGTTTTGATATGGATGAAGCAGGGCAAACAGCCGTTCAAAAATGTGCTCGCCTACTTACACCGGGGAAAGCAAAGATAATGCATCTTCCTTTGAAGGACCCAAACGAAATGCTTATGGAAGGACGTACACAGGAATTGGTTTCTGCGATATGGCAGGCGAAAGTTTGGCGTCCTGATGGTATCGTGAACGGGGCAGAGCTTTGGGAGGTTATAAAGAAACCCCCTGAAAAAGGAATAGAACTCCCTTATCCTCAATTACAAGAGATGACATATGGACTCCGCCAAGGTGAGTTGTGGCTTTTCACAGCAGGATCAGGGATAGGAAAAAGTACTTTAGTTCACGAG